GGGCTGCGTGCGCTGGCGCGGGCTCAGGCTGGTGATGCGCGCTTAGCGGGGAAGGTGGCGTGAACCGCGATTGGAACGTAATTCAGGGTGACGCGCGCGACGTGCTGCCTACGCTGTCAGGTGGCTCGCGCGATGTGTGCATAGCTGACCCGCCGTACGGCGACACCAGTCTGGAGTGGGACAGCCGGGTTAGTGGCTGGATCGCGGAGGTGGCGCGCATCCTCAAGCCGAACGCTTCGATCTGGGTCTTCGGCAGCATGCGCTTCCTGGCGCCGCTGTTCGCTGAGATGGCCGCGCACGGCTTCAAGTACAGCCAGGACATCGTGTGGGAGAAGCAGAACGGCACTGGCTTTCACAATGACCGCTTCCGGCGCGTGCACGAGCACGCCGTGCTGTTCTACCGCGGCGCCTGGGCCGACGTCTACCACGACACTCAGTACACCATGGATGCCACCGCCAAGACCGTGCGCCGCAAGACCCGGCCGACGCACACAGGGCACAACGGCGCCGCTCACTACGTCAGCGAGGACGGCGGCCCGCGCCTGATGCGCAGCGTGCTGCAAGTGCGGAACGAGCACGGCAAGGCGGTCCACCCTACGCAGAAGCCGATCGATCTGCTCTTGCCATTGGTCCGCTACTCCGTGCCGCCGGGCGGCTCCGTGCTCGATCCGTTCATGGGCAGCGGCAGCACTGGCGTGGCCTGCGTGCAGCTCGGCGCCAAGTTCACGGGCGTTGAAGACAAACCTGAGTACGTCGAGATCGCCCGTGCGCGCATCAGCCACGAATATGCGAAGGGGTTGCTGTAAATTTATTTTTCACCCGAACCTTGCCTCCGGTACATTGACCGCAGGCATTTATCCGCGCATTATTCTCAAGCCAGACCACCAAAATACAAGTAAGCCTACAAGAGGGGCCAATTCCGTACTCGCGGGATGGTCTGGCGATCACGGCCCCTCTTGTAGGCTTTTTATTTGAAAGTCGTTCATGAAAGCAATTGAAACGCGGTACAAAGGCTACCAGTTCCGTAGCCGGCTTGAGGCACGCTACGCTGTTTTCTTCGATGCGCTAGACATCGACTGGGAGTACGAGAAAGAGGGGTTTGAGCTGGGCGCGCTGGGCCGGTACTTGCCGGATTTCTTTTTGCGTTTCAAGCCCAGTTCCGGTGCCGCAGACCGACATTCCGGTGCCGGCTACTGGCTGGAAGTGAAGGGCGAGTTCCCCACTCTGGAAGAGTGCACGAAGATGCGAGCCCTGTGCATGATGACGAAGCACCACGGCGCCATTTTTTACGGTGCGCCTGGCAAGCACGTTCCTATCGTCTTCCAGCTGTCGGGGCGTGTCTACTGCGGGCTCGATGGCCCAACGTCTGCGAAAGACATCCAAGGCATCCTCGCCATGGGGCCGTCAACTTGCGATGCAACGTTCGACACCGTACACGCGCAGGTGCTGTGTGTTGCGCGCAACAAGGGCTGGGCTGATTTTGCCGATGCTTTCGCCGCCGCTCGCAGCGCCCGCTTCGAGTTCGGCCAGAGCGGGGCAACGAAATGAGCGGCGAGTTCAAACAGCATGCCCCGGCGCTGATCGACGCCGGCTACCTGGTGGTGCCGATCATGCCTGGCCAGAAGCGGCCGTCGATCAAGAAGTGGGAAGGCGCGCGGCTCACCGCGGCTGACTCGCGTAAGTACAACGGCGATGGCCTGGGCATCCTGACGGGCCAGGGCGAGCACCCGATCATCGGGCTCGACGTGGACGCATCAAACCCGGCGCTGGTGGCGTCGTTCGTCGCGTGGTGCTCCAACACCCTGGGCCTGTCGCCGGAGCGCGTGGGGGCTGCTCCGCGCATCCTGCTGCCGTACCGCGTCGATCCGGATGAGGGTACCGTGCACAAGATGCTCTCCCGGGAGTTCTTCGATGAGGCCGACCCTGTCAAACCCTCCGGCGCCGTGAACAAGCAGCGCCTTGAGGTGTTGGCCCATGGCCAACAGTTCGTCGCCTACCACACGCATCCGGACACGAAAGAGCCCTACCAGTGGGTGGACGACTTCGGCGGTCTGCTCGCGTGGCCGGCGGCTGAGCTGCCGGTGGTGACGCTCGTCCAGCTGCAGGCGGCGCTGGCTGAGTTCGACCGGTTGGCGGCGGTATGCGGTCTGTCGCCGTACAAGGCAACGCCGTCCGCTCCTCCCAAGGTTGAGAGGACGGCGGTCGACGACACGGACGGCTCCGCGCTGGCCGCTGCCGTCGGCGCCGCGCCGTTCGTGGGCGTCACCCTGGAGAACGTCGAGTCGTTCCTGATCTACCACTCTTGGACGGATCGTGACGAGTGGCTGCGGGTGTGCCAGGCCATGCACCATCAGTTCGACGGGAGCGAGGAGGCGTTCGAGGTGTTCGCCAACTGGAGCAGTCAGTGGCCGGACTATGACCGTGACAAGGTGGAGGTGGAGTGGAACTCGTTCGGGCGCCGCACGGAGGGCCGGCCCGTCACCTTCCGCTCGATCTACAAGGAGTTCAAAGCACGGCGCGCCGCGGCCGAGCTGGAGGACGTCAAAGCCCTGCGCGTGCAGGTGCTGGAGATGATAGCCAGTTGCCAGTCCGACATCGAACTGATCAACGTCGTCGGCCCGAAGTGCGGCAAGGCTGCTGCGGGTGACGACGGTGTGCTGCTGAGCCTGCGCGCCCCGTTCATGGCCCGCTACAAGGTGGTGCACCCTGAGCACGCCAGCCTGAGCGTGGCCGACGCCCGGCGCGCCATGCTGCCCGAGAAGCCTTTGAAGAAGAGCGCAGCCGCAGTGAGCGGTGCGGCGCTGGCCATGCGAGTGCAGGAGGCGCCGGGCGCCCAGCCGCTGACCGAGTTCGGCAACACCTGGCGCATGCTGGAGCGCTATGGCGAGGCGCTGATGTACGTGGGTGAGCTTGAGTCCTGGTTCTCCTGGACGGGCAACTATTGGGAAAAACACAGCAGCAACTCGACCATCCGTATGCTGGCTCAGTCGACCATCTCCGCGCTGCACCTGGAGGCTACGGCGCTGCCGGCGAACGCGGACAAGGGCGCACTGGACGCGCACGCCGCGTTCATGAAGTTCTGCGCGAACTCCCAGAAGTCGGCGATGATCTCCGGCATGGTGGCCGCTGCCCAGGCGATGGACGAGATGCTGGTCCCGGTGGGCGAATTGGACAAGCACGCCCACCTGTTCGGTGTCGCCAACGGCGCGGTTGACCTGCGCACAGGTGCGCTGGTGCCGCCGAACCTGGACGACCACATCACCGTGGCGTCCGAGGTGGAGTACGACATCGACGCCGAGGCGCCGCTGTGGCGCGCGACGATCGCTGACGTGTTCTGCGGCGACATGGAACTGGCCGCGTTCTTCCAGCGGGTGTGCGGTTATGCGATGCTGGGCGACCCGAAGGACGACATCATCGTCATCCCGTTCGGCAACGGCGCCAATGGCAAGAGCACCGTTATCGGCGCTGTGCGCTCAGTGTTCGGCCACCACGCCAGGACGGCGAGCTCCGCCACGTTCCTCGCCAGCGGCGCCGAGGGTGGCGGCAGCCCGGGCGGGTGCCGTGAGGATGTTCTGCGCCTGCGGGGCTCCAGGTTCGTGTACGTGACCGAGCCGGACGCGGGCAGCGTGCTCAAGGAAGGGCTGATCAAGTCCATGACGGGCGGCGAAGCCATGCCGGCCCGGGGCGTGCATGCCAAGGCCACGGTCGAGGTGCAGCCCACCTGGGTGACGTTCATGCCGACCAATCACCGTCCTACCATCAAGGGGGAGGACCACGCGATCTGGCGCCGGATCATGCCAATACCGTTCCTGCGCAACTTCGACAAGGACGTGGACGCGATCAAGGACGTGAACCGGGCGGCGCGGCTCGAGGCCGAGAGCGCAGGGATACTGCGCTGGTGCGTTGAAGGGGCGCTGGAGTACCAGAGGGTGGGGCTGAAGGTGCCCGAGGCGGTGCGTGCAGCTAAGCAGTCCTACAGGGACGACATGGACGTGATGCGCGATTGGCTGGATGAATATTGCGTGGAAGGGGCCGGGCAACAGGTGGCAGGTATCGATTTGTGGGAAGCATGGGACCGCTACATCCGCGTAGGTGGCGGGCCTAAGTGGATCGGCACGCAAACCGCACTTGGCAGGAAACTAGCGGAGAAGGGCTTCGAGAAGGCCAAAAGGCACGGCCGAATGTACTATTTGGGGCTGGCGCTGAAGGACGGGGGTGGCGCTGGGGACCTTTAGCCGCAATTAAACCTGCAAAGTTTTACAAGTTTAGGCAGATTCCGAAAGGTTTCTGCCTATTTTTTGTGCAAAATACGAGTCGGGGGAGGGTTGGGGAG